TTAGAGCAGTCGCTATGCGTAATCGCTACGTGCCTCGATTCAAGGTGAGAAACACCAGTGGAGAACCACTCACTGTTTCTACCCTCCCTATACTGGTATCATATATAACACTTCATGCGTATCTCCACAGTGTACCACGCCTGTTATAGCGAGCCAAGTGCTCATGGAAAAAAATTGAAAATTGAAAAAAGGGGGGCTACAAGCCGAAAAAAATTAGATACAAGTATTGAAAAACCAGTTACTGAACCAGAACCATAATCCATCAATACACTCTAACATGAGCATTCAATGCAAGTAGTATGTTTTATATCCTTTATATATGTGTTGGAGGACAAACAGCACAAGCATAGAGCATAGGTTTTGCGAGGGCGTTTTAAAAATTCTAGTAATCTTCGCAACGTCTTATACACTCCTTAATTACTTTAACACGATACTCATTAGGGGAAGATTCTTTTTCTACACGTTCCAACACTTTCTTAAAGTCTTTCAAGTGTGCCTTACGTTCTTTCTCATCTTCGTACATTTTCATAATCCTCTATATGACAAGAACACCTACAATGATGATCACATTTAACATTAACGCAACTAGTGCATTTTATCCTAGTGGAACTCAATTACTTCATCACCATTAAAGTTACACCTAACATTATAGGTACAGCGATAGCAGGGATAACAATCATATATAACTCTGGGTGCTTTACAAATAGGTTCATACATTATCCTCTTCAAGGTAGTCGAGATGTGTCTCCCCTTTCTTATTATAATCTTCTAAACCATTCAAATCCTTAAATTCACTCATAGTCTCCTTCGCCTTCTCTTTGTTCTCTGTGGTAACTCTCTCCTTCGCTTCTGACATATAAGTTCCCTGCAGTCGAAATAAACATCTTGCCAATCCATTCTTTGAATGTTCTCCTATTAACTCCTGACATGCAATACAGATAATCTTATCAATTTGTTTTGCTCCTAACACCAATGTTTTATTAATAACATACTTATATAAAAACTTATATAAATAAAAAAAAGGATTACAAGCCTAGCACGTTGACCATGACTTGTAGTTGTTCCATAGCAACAGCATACCAACTATGGGCTAACTGTTTCCACTCGTCACGCTCTTGTGTGACTTGTGTCATATTGTCTCTGACATCCAACAATTCGCTTCTGGCTTGTGCCAAATCGCTTTCAAGTGAACGCAACTCTGCGTTAGCAGATGTTGAATTTGCAGATAGTGATTGAATTTGTTGTTGCAACTCTATAACTCTCGTATTGCTTACGCTAGTGTTGTTGAGAATGTTAAGTTGTTGAGACAAACTATTTGCCCTCGTTTGTTCTGTTTGTAGTTTTAACTCCAACTCAGAAATTTCGTTTTTCTGCAGTGCTATAGTTTCCACCGAAGAGTTAAGAGAATTAGTCAAATCAACTAGTTTTTGTTGAAACTCATTGTTTGAGATTTCTTCAACTCGTTGAACGTCATATATAGGTTCTTGTTGTTGTACTTGTTGTACCACTGGTTGTGGTTCTGGTTCTGGTTCAGGAGGTGCAACTATTGTTAAGACCGAATACTCGTTAGAGTATCTGTCTTTGATATAGTATTCGCCTGCTTCGTAACAGGTTGTGCCACAGTTTGTTATTGGAAGTTGAACTACCAAAACCTCGCCTTCGGCTACTACACCTTCAAACCAACCATGTGCAACAAAACTTAGTGGTTTATCACCGTCAAGATTATTGAAGGTAATATGTCCATCTTCCATGACTCTTAACTCAAATGGAAAGTTTGTTACTTCGACACTGTTTGGTTCTGCATAAGCCAAAGGACTTAAGCCGATTAAACCAATCAATGCTAGTATGTATTGAACTCTCATTACTTTATAGATGTATATGTCACATATATATCTTTCTAGAGTTTGGAAATTGTAGCCTTCTTCGTCTTGTTTTATTTTTTGCAGAGGCAGATGCACCCATTCTAACTTGACCTCTACAACAAGGGCATCTTGGTCTTCCTTCTTTTTTCAAGTATTTATCTTTAAGGAAATATACTTTACAATGCCTACAATAAGCATTTTTCTCATAGATATTCATACCTTGAGAAAACCTTGTATCTCTTTCAAGATGTTTACATCTTCCTATACAAACAGAGTTTGTTCCCATGATAGTATTAAGCAAGACCGTAATATAAAGCTTTAAATTACGTCAACTATTATAGACTACATGCACGGTTGTAAAGGAACTTGTAGTAGAATTGAAACAAAAAGACCTTATGGTAATCCATACATAACACATGTTTTATGTAGAAGATGTAGTGCATGGTTAAAAAGAACTGATTTGATTAACTTAAGGTGTCCTTGTTGTAAGGGTATAACTCAACAAATGTCAAAAAGAAAGAGATTATCTAAGATTTTCCAATAACTCTTTATCATATCGTTTTATTCTCTTATATTCTATCCAGTGCCATTTCCAAGAAAGTACCATTAATGGTATTCCTATTGGTGCAAATAGTAGGGTAAATGTAAGAAATAACCCTATAAAAAATACAAAATATCGTAACATGTATATTATTATAGTATATGTAATAAAAGTGTTGTCCTAAGAAAGCTACCGTCGAACCTACACCCACTTGTTGTGTAGTGGTACGCTTTGACGAACAATTATTTTTAGCTTATTAGTTAATATAAATGTTTCCCAATGTTTATTAATCATCTATGCCTTTTTCTACTCTGGTTTCATTTATTTTATCTTCTGCTAGAAAGGATAATTTCCAAAACGTTCTTCTATCTCCGTTTGGTAATTCATTAGGTTCGAGTGCAGCAAAAGCTAATTCAAACCATTTTATAAGATTCTTATAGTCGTCAACTTCTAATTCGACCATGCTATACATTTAAATACTCGTCTTATAAGGTTTGCCTAGCTACTTCGCTACAGTAGTCCTCCCTTATGGGTATGCAATCGCTCACACCACTAGGCAATAATACTTATATTTAGGGTTATATATTATTTTTCATGGTAGAAAACGAGCCAGAATATGAAATTGCAGAAGAAACCCCTATAAAAAAGGAAAAAAAGGTAAAATCATCATGCACTTGTAATTCATCTACAGGTAGAGATGTGTATTGTGCTATTGATGGCGATAGTGACAAAATCTGACATATTGTGACAACACTCGACAAGTTTATTAGTGAGGGATAATCACTCTATATATGGGTTTAGCAGATACTCTAAAAGGTGTTTTTAGACTTAGTAACAAATCATACACTGAAACCACAACTAGACCTAGTGTAGCACAACCATATATGAGCACCGATACAGGTGCAAAATTACCAATTTTTCCATTTCCTCTCATTATGATTTATGAGTTAGCAGAAAACATTGATGCACTTAGAATTCCTATTGAAACTATTAATCGTGAAATGTTCAAAAATGGTTTTGAGATAGTTGAAAGATTCAAATATAAATGTAATAATTGTTCAAAAGAATTTCAATATGCTCCAAACATAAAAGTTGAAGGAGAAAAAGAAAAAGATGCAAAAAGAATACAATGTGATTCATGTCATAGTTATGATTTAAAAAGACCTATACCAGAACATAGAAAAACACTTGAAGTTTTAATGTCAAAACCAGTGAATGGTAACAATCAAACATTAGAAGATGTTACAAGACAGTTAGAACGTGATTTGGAAATTGCTGACAATGCTTACTTACTTTTACTAAAAAACTACTTTATTGATGACATAACAGGTGATATAGATATGGATAAAACTGAAATTAAAGAATTATTAAGAGTTGACCCTCCACAAGTTGCTATGATAGCAGATAGTGATGGTAGAATAGGATATGATGATAAAAGACAGAAAATATACGTTTGTCCACGTTTTGAACACAGAGATAAGAGATTATACACTGAAAGATGTGATAGGTGTAACGCAAAAGCAATAAAAGCAATAATTGAAGTAAATTCTGTATATTCAGTAGGTGTACCACACCCAAAACGTGTTATTTATGGTGAAGGTGAAGTTATTTGGAAAGCAGGAAAGTATAGACCTTCCTTAATTTATGGTTATTCTCCTATCTATGCTGTATGGTCAAAAGCCATGTCATTATCTCACATGGATGAATATGTTCGTAAATACTTTGATAAAATGCGACCTCCAAGAGGTTTATTGGTTATTGCATCGAGAAACTATGAAACGTTTAGAAAGTCATGGGATGCTTTAGAACAGAAAGCAATAGAAGACCCATATATGATACATCCACTTATGGTAGAATCCGACAAAGGTGGAAAGAATATGGCAAACTGGATAGACTTTACTGGTTCATTAGAAGAGTTACAATTTATCGAAGTAAGAAAAGAATTAAGACAAATTATTGGTGCAGTATTTGGAGTCTTACCACTTTACTATGGAGAGATGGTAGGTGGATGGTCACAAGAAGGTTTACAAGTTACAATTACAAACAGAGCTGTTAAATGGGGTCAAGACGTTTTATTCAAATCATTCCTCAAAAAGTTTGCAGAAATTATGGGAGTTGATGATTGGGATATTAAATTAGTACAAGGAGAAGAAAATGACAAGTTGGCAGAACTACAAAGAGATGGAGTAGAGATACAAAACATGGCTATGTTACAACAGATGGGATTTGAAATAGAAAGAACACACTCAGGAGACTTTAATGTATCAAAATCC